CTCTAACATTATGGATAAGGAATACATAGAAAAAGTAACTTTTGAGCTTTTGAACAGGAAAAATGGTCGTTTAAGGTTAAATAGAGGGTGAAAATGAAGGATATGGATGAACTGCTTAAAATTGCAATTAAGGAACAGTACAAGGAATTATGTGATACAATCAAGATGCAATTATTGAGAAAACTTGAGGAGTTTGCTGTAACGAAGGATAAAGATAAACAACATATTACATTTTACGAATTAGCATATATGAGAACTGAATTAGACAAAGTTAGAAGTAAAGAGCATGAAAAAGAGATGAGAGTAATTGGTGGTGTTATAAGTATGATAATTGATAGAACTGAAGATGACCAATCTAAGAAAGAGATTATGAAAATTATTAATATAAAAACAAATGAGTTTAAAACATTAGGTAAGTTTGATGAAGATGATAAGAATACATATCACATCATAAAAGAAATTGAAGAAGAAACAAAACAAAAGTATCTTGGAGGGGTAAATGAAACTAAAAATGGCAATAAACAATAAATACAACAAAGAAGAAGCACGAATTGCCAAGAAGATTGTATATTATAAACAACAACAAAGAAAATTCCGTAAGAAATGGTTAGAAACAGATTTAAAAATCTCTGTTTTAAAATGCAAGTTAAATATACAAGGGGGAAAATAAATGAGAAGCTACGAAATGCGACTAAAGAACCGCTACACAGAACTAAAAAGATTACTGATTCTAGCAAAAAAAGATGGCAGAAAGATAGAAAAAGAGAAATTTATCGCCGAAATGTGTATAAATTGGACAGTTTCCAGGCGATACGCACAGGATAAGTTAAATTGCTTAGTTACTAGCGAATTAGTAAGGGAAGAAGATGTTGAAGGAAAAAAGGTTTTGATATGGAATGATTGAAGCACAATCCGACAATGGTTTAGACTTAGACAAGTGGCAGAAAGAAGTTTTAAGCCATGAGGGAGACATAACTATAAGGTCGGGCAGACAAGTAGGGAAATCCACGGTTGTAAGTTTAAAGGCATATAAGTTTGCAACTGAAAACCCAAACACCGTTACTCTAGTTATTGCAGCGTCACAACGACAAAGTAGTTTTCTATTTGGAAAGATTAGGCAGATATTTGATGAAGAAATCACACAAGAGGACAGCCCTTATGATGGAAACCCAACATTATCTAGAATAATACTTAAGAATGGATCTAGAATATATTGTGTTCCTACTGGAAAGACAGGAGTTTATATTAGGGGTTTTACGGTAGATTTATTAATTGCAGATGAAGCAGCGTATATTCCTGAAACGGTTTGGTTGGCTGTTATACCTATGCTTGCAGTTTCAAAGAAGAAACGTGGCAAAGGCTTTATTATTTTACTCTCAACACCTTTTGGAAAAGGGGGCTTCTTCTATAATACTTTTAACGACCCCGATTTCAAAAGTTTTCATATTTCCTCTGAAAAATGTTCCAGGATCCCTAAAAAGTTCTTAATGAAAGAAAAGAAGCGACTTTCTAAGGTTGAATACGCACAGGAATACTTGGGCGAGTTTGTCGACGAATGGAATCAGTTCTTTTCTACTGCATTAATCAAGAACTGTTGTAAATTTGCTGAATATAATTTTGAGAAAGAATACTTAAGAAGCAATAAATATTATTTAGGGGTTGATGTTGCACGTTATGGTGGGGATGAAAACGCCTTTATTGTTGCAGAATTAAACGGAAAACACATCAGAATAGTTCACACTTCAACAACAAGTCTAATCTCAACGGTTGACACGATTGGAAGAATAAAGAAACTACATGAAATTTGGAAGTTCAAAAAAATCTTTATTGATGATGGGGGAATTGGTGGTGGTGTTTTGGATGTTTTGGTTGAATCATTGGGAAATAAAGTAATTGGCTTAAATAATGCTTCGCGATCCGTCGAAAAAACAGGACGGAAGCGAATCCTTAAAGAAGATTTATATTCAAACGCATTAGTTCACATGGAAGCTGGTGACATTGAATTAATCAACGAACTAAGATTAGTTGGAAGTTTAAAATCCATGACTTATGAATACACATCCAACAAATCTCTAAAGATTTATGGGCGAAACAGCCACCTAGCCGAAGCGTTTGTAAGGGCTTGTTGGTGTATAAAACAGAAAGGTTTAAATCTTTACATAGCTTAATACATAAAAAGGAGGGATTATTATGGTACACACAGGACTTTTTGCAACAGCAGCACAAATTGGGGTTAAAGTAGGGGAAAATGTTGACGCAACAGGATATGTTGAAGCAAACATAAATGCCATTTGTTTAGAGGTAGAAAGTTATATTAATTTAGTCACTAGATATAATTGGAGTGATAAGTTCACAGCCCCAGCAACTACAACTTTAAACGTCGACGTATGGCATACTTTAGGCGAATTAGAAAGTAATCTTGTTGCAATATATTTCATCAGTTATAATATGGTAGGTTATACATCAAGAATTGAAGCAGAGGACATGGTTAATATTTTGGTTTGGAAATCAAATCTATTAATTGCATTATTGTCCGACCAAAAAGTTAAAGAATTTATAATCAACGCTTAAAATGGGACTAGAACTAAATAACAAAACCCCTGGACTATTTACACACTCAAACCGAGCAGAAACAGGGATAACAAGCATAGAGGGAACAGGAAATATAAGAAGTGCAACTTATGTTGTTTCACAAGACGGAAAAGGGGACTTTGACGATATACAAGAAGCCATTGACGCACTCCCACCTGGAACAGATGGGGGCGGTTTAATTTATGTAAAGAATGGTGTATATGATAAACGATTATATCTCAATGGACGCCCTAACATCAGAATTATTGGAAGTGGAAGTTCAACAATAATAAAAGATACTTCAGGGGGAAACGAAGTAATTTTGTGTTTTAATTCAACGAAAAATATATTTGAAAACTTAAGAATAGAAAGAGAGAACGGACAAGATGGGATTAAATTATCCTCTAGCTTTTTCGCTAGAATCATAAATTGTTTTATTAAAGACGCAGACGACGCATATGGGTTGATTTTATCCTCATATGGGATAGTCAAATCTACTTATATAAATTGTTCCGCAACATCTCAAGGAATAAGAATCATTGGGGTCGCAAACATCATAACCGACAACATTATACAACTAGAGGACACAAACGGCAGCACATATGGGATAATGATGCAAAATGGAAGCTCATATGACAGGAACATAATTTCTAACAATTATATCTATGACAACACAAACGGCGATGGGATAAATGCGGGGAGTGATAACAATTTAATCAATGGCAATATATTTTATGATTGTAATGTTGCTGTAGATGATAACGGATTCGGCAACGTAGTTACAGACAACGTAAACGCATAAGCAAAACATTTAAATAGTTAAAGATATATTTGTTAAAACATGTCAAAAACAAGCATAGGTGCAGTAGATACTACCAATATGCAGAATATTACTTATAATAACTCTGCAGGAAAGGGGGAACAAAGTTTTGATTATGATGTAACTCCAGCCACACAAGAGAACTTATGGTTTAGTCCAGAGTGGTTAAAGTGGAAAGGTTATTATGATTCGGTGCCTGAATTACAAAGTGTAATTGATAAGAAAGCGGTTTGGACGGTAGGAAAAGGATTCAAAGCAGACACACGAACAAAGAAAATATTAAATAAAATAAGAGGTTGTGGCATTGATTCTTTTAATACTATTATGCAAAACCTAGTAAGAACTTATACAATAGGTGGCGACGCTTTCGCAGAAATCATGAAGAACCGACGCGGGGACATCATTAATTTAAAGCCATTGTCTCCGGAAAATATCAAAATTATTGCTAATGATAAGGGTATCATAACAAAATATGAATATAACATTTCTAGTTCCCAAACATCAGGGATTAATAAGAAAATCAGGAAAACAATAACTTTTAAACCCTCAGAAATATTTCATTTATCATGGATGAGGTTAGGGGATGCAATTCATGGAATAGGAACTATTGCAAAACTAGGCCTTATCATTAAAGCAAGAAATGAGGCTATGCGGGATTTAAAAGTAGTTTTCCATAGATACGTAAAACCTTTATGGGTTTTTTCGGTTGATACTGATGACACTAACGAAATTGCAGCCTTCAAAGTTAAGGTTGATAAAGCAGTGGAGAACGCAGAAAACTTAATTGTTCCAAAAGATACGGTTGATAATATCGAACGTATTTCTATACCCCAATATTCAACTTTAGATCCACTCCCCTGGCTGAAAAGTTTACAGAAGTATTTCATAATTGCCGAGGGAGTGCCTGAAGTTGTTCTTGGCTCGGGGGAAAGTGTAACTGAAGCTAGTGCTAAGATTATGTATTTAGCTTTCCAGCAGATGGTAGAATATAACCAGTTGTTTTTAGAAGAACAATTAAAGAACCAATTAAACTTAAAGGTTGAATTTGAGTTTCCTGCCAGGATTGATGAAGATGTAAGAAAAGACGAGAAGAAAGACGGCCCTATTCAGGGCGAGAAAAAGAGTGAGGTTAAAGTATGACGGAGTTTAGATGGGAAAAAAAGGATCTCCCAGAGATTCCTAAATCCTGGATGATTTGTTCATTACTAATTACATTAATAATCTTAAGATGTTTCGGGATTGATACTTTTGTCACCGCCGGGATATCTATTATAATTGGTTATTTAACCGGAAAAGATACAATAAGATAAAGGGGTGAAAACATGGGAGATGAAACAAATGCTGAAAAAACTGATAAAACTATTGAAAACAAAGTTGAAGATACTACGAAAAAGATTGAAGAAACCACAGAAAAGATTGCACTTAAAAGAATCAAAGAAAAAGAACAAGAGCTTACGGACAGGGAAAAAGAACTAAAACAGAAAAGTGATGATTTTGACGACTTAGTCCGCACTACAGAGATTGGAGGGAAAGCAGTAATAAACAGAGAGAAAACAGAAGCAGATGTCAAGCAAGAACAGACCCAAGAAGCAGTTGACAGAATAAGGGGTATGGTAAGAAATGGCATCAATTAAATTCATAGTCAAAACGTGTAAAGTTTGTGGGAACATGCGAAAGTTTGTTCCTGGAACTCCACGAGACACTTATTCTGTATGCGGGAATTGCTGGCCATGGCCAAGAGAAATTAAGAAAGAAGCAACACCCGAAGAAGTTGTGTTAGTTCAAGAAATGTTGAAATAAAACCAAAAAATATATATAGTAGTATATATTATATATGTTTAAATGGCAGACGAAGCAGTAATTATTGAACTTTTAGGCGACGCAGGTAATCCAGTTAGATACACCGTTGCAGACGGCACAGCTATTGCAAAGGGTGCATTATTACAAATAACCGACCCAAGAACCGCGTCAGTAAGTGCAGATGGAAAAGCATTTGCAGGAATTGCAGCAACGGAAAAAGTTGTTAGTGATGGTCAAGTTTCTCTAGCATTATATACTTGTGGAATCTTTGATTTAAAAGACGCAGGAGCAGGGGTTACCGTTGGTGGGAGAGTAGATTTAGGTGGAATCAATGAAGTTTCACAAGTTGACGCAGCCGCATTATTATATTCAGACGTAGGTATCGCTATGGAAACACTAGGAGCAGCCGGAACTGGCGCTATATTAATTGGATGTGGTTTCTAATGGCATGCGCAGTTATTATTGAGTTACTAGGAAAAGTACCAGGCAGACCAGTAAGATATACCGTTGCAAATGCAGCAGCATTAGAAAAGGGATGTCTTGTTCAAATGGAAACACCAAGAACAATAATCGCTACAGCAGCTGACAATGATCCTTTTGCAGGAATCGCAGCAGCTGAAAAGGTTACACTTGACGGTCAAACTTCTATTGCTTGTTATACTCATGGAATTTTTGATATTACAAACGACGCAGCAGCAACCATTTTGATTGGAGAACGAGTTTCAATAAAAGGTGCAAATGATATTGCAAAGGTTGCAGCAGCAGACAGATTATTTTCAAATGTAGGTATTGCTTTAGAAGCAGGGGCAATCAATGAAGTTATCGCAGTACTTGTGGGGAGTGGTTTTTAATGGCAGACGAAGCAGTTATTATTGAATTAATTGAGGGTGGAATCCCAATTAGATTTGACATAGTAAACGCAGACATTCCAAAAGGAACACTTTTAAAAATTGTAGATCCTAAGAAAGCAGCAAAAACGGCAGCAGATAATGATCCTTTTGCAGGAATTGCAGCCGAGGAAATTGTATCAGGAGATGGTGCAACAACTATTGTTGCATGGACTAAAGGAATATTTGATCTAACTTCTGGAGCAGGAGTTACAGCAGGAGAAAAAGTCTCAATCAAAGCAACAAACAGATATGCAAAGATAGACGCAACAGATGATTTATTTTCAAACATAGGGGTAGCTTTAGAAACATCCATAGGAGCAGCAGAGATTGACGCTGTATTTGTGGGATGGGGTTCATAATCATAATTACGAGGTAAATAAAAAATGGCAGATTCAGTTGGTATGGCAGATTTAAGAGCAGAAGTTGTTGACCCAGTAGTAAAGGGTTTTGCATTAGAAGAATACAGAATGTTACAATTTTGTAATATTGTAAAGACTAGTGCATGGACTAACAAATATCAAATCGAAACCGCAACAGAATTAACAGGCGGAACAGGTTCAGCAATTAAAGGCGTACCTAGACTAGCAAACTTTCCTTATGGAGAGGTAACATGGACAGAAGCCGAAGGAAGATTGTTAAAGCATGGTATGGATGGCGTTATTTCATGGGAAGACGCAAAGACCTCAAACATAGATGTAGTAGCACGTTCACTTTTAAGAATAGCAAGAGCAGTTGCAAATTCAGTTGACACAGCAATTTGGGACGCATTAGTTGCAGCAACCACAGGAACACAGGCAACAGAGGCTGAGTGGGATAATGCAGTTATTGCAAACAGAAACCCAATTCAAGATATATTAAACGCACAAGAAATAATCGCATTACAGAACTATGACCCATATAGTGGGGGATGGTTACTTTTGAATCCTGAAGACTTCGCACATTTAATTGGAAACTCAAATGTAAGAAACTCAGGACAATTTTATACCGCAGACGTAACACGAAACGGACGAGTTGGAAGGTTATTAGGATTAAATATTATTGTTTCAAATGTTGTTGCAGTAGATAAAGCTTTTGTGATCACTCCTAATTGTATTAATTGGTATGAAGCAAAACCTTTAAGCACAGTTCTAATTGAAGACCCAGGAATAAAATACACCGTCAGGGGATGGCAAGTAGGTGTTCCTATTGTAATCAATCCGCTAGGCTGTTGTGAATTAACAAATACAGCAGTATAAACACTTTATTTTTTTATTATTATAATTTCATAAAAACAAAATGGTTCAAGGCGACGTAGTAGTTCAAATTGTAGCCGCAACAACAGCGGCAGTAGATACAGCAGTTACAGCTATGCGGGTTACAGCTAATGATAAGTGGATGATGACTTCTATTGCAAACGGACAGCAAATTCTAATTGTTAATGTTGAGGAAGTGTAAACCATGGCTGCAGGTGCGGTAACTATTTCACATGAAAGAGTTGATGGTTCTAAAGGAGTAGTTGGGGACGGAGTAAATGATACTATTGCTTGTCCTAATCCTTTTACAATAACCCATCTAACCCCATTTACAATTTGTGGTTGGTTTAAAGCATTAATTGATTCAACAACGAGTTCTTATGCTTTGGGGAAAAGGCAAGATGCAACAAACAGGATTAATTTTTATCTTAGACAAGGTTATGTGAGGACGAGTATAACTATAGGGGGAACAACAGGAGGAGAAGCCGATGATACCAAATACTATAAAGATAAATTGGTGTTTGTTTCAATAAGTTTTGATCCAACAAACAAGCAATTAATTAAATGTGTAAATCAAACAATTAAAAAATATTATTATAACCCCACTGCTTCAACACCAAATGTTGCAAATTTATATATTTGTAGTTATACTAATGCAATTTTTGGAAAAGTATTTGCAAGAGACGTAAGAATGTTTAATAAAGTTTTGTCAGAAGCTGAATTAGTGGCAGTACGAAGTAAACATAATGTAACAGATGGACTTGTTGGAAAATGGGATTTAGAAACAAACTATACAGATTCTTCAGGATATGGGAATGATGGGGTTAATAATGGAACAAAACAACAAAATCAATCAACCGTACCATTATACCAATACCATATATCCGACAAAATCAAAGCAACAAGAGTCGATATCAATTCGAATTGGATGATTTGCAATTTACAGAATGATGATGTGTTTGTAACACATATTGAAAATTAAAAAAATAAAAAAGGAGATGATAATATGGCAGGTTCAAGCAATGTAATTGACGCGCAAAACATAAAAGAATTAACGGTAAGTAAGTTAGGATTTGATGGAGTAGATCCACAAACCCAAACATCAGGAGCAGCTCAAGCAGCACCAGCAGGTTATACAACTGGAGCATTTGGATTGGATTCAGACGCACATATGACAGCACTATTTAATTTAGTGGTTGCTATGAGAACAACATTAGTTAATAATGGTATGATGAAAGGGTCAGCATAAGCAGACATGGATTTCAAGAAGATAAATACTAGCTTTGCACTTGCAGTACTAATTGCTTCTTATTTATTTTTACTTTATATTTTTTTTGTTTCTCTTTTCTATAGTTTTGAAGTTGTGGTTTATTTCAATAGATTTCATGAGGGCATAACAGAATTAATCATGTTAAGCTTATCAATCCCCGCTATGGTCCTGTTCTTGTTAGATTATTTTAAAAACATTTAAATAGTAGATGTATAACTCACTCACTTATGAAGTCAATCTATGAAACATTTTCTGATAATGAATTTAAACTATTGTTAGATTCTAAAGGGAAGAATACATGGCATAACTTTATAATGAATAAGATTGAAAAACAATCAAAAATAGGTGATAAACTTGGAAATACAAGACGTAAAGTTGAATGAGGAGAAAGTTGAAGACAAAGGGGTATTTGTAGAGGGGTTTAGTTTAAATGGTGAGTTTGTAAAGAACTTAGAAGACAACAAGAAAGACACAAAATTTGAAATAATAGACATGCCAGCCTATGAAGAATTACCAGACATAGACCAGCCAGGAAAGGTTAAGAGAAAGTTGGTTTTAAAAGTAAGATTGGCAGATAACACAGAACTAAAATATTATCCAAACAAGACAGCACAGCAAAGCATCATAAAGAATAGAGGATACAGGCTAGACCAATGGAGAGGGTTTATTGGGCAGTTTTTCACTGAAAAGATGAAAATAGGTGCTAACACAAGGGAAGTAATATACATCCAAGAAGAAGTTGGTAAGAAGCTAAACTAAAATGGTAGATCGCAAAGAAGTTATTAAGGTTGAGATTGATAAAGGACCAGACCCGTTGGTTATGGAAGAGGAAAAGTGGAGAGAAGTATTGAGAACCACCGAAGAATCTATCAGAGTGGGGAAACTCAATAATATTATTAATAAAGGTGTGGTTAAGATAGCACAAAGACAACTTAAAATTGTTCAGGATAAACAAAGGAAGTTTACACAAACAGAAGAAGAACCACCAACACAAGAAGAATTTGAGAAAGCCAATAAAGCACCAACAGAACAAAAACCACATATAGAGAATAAGCCAATCACCATATAATGGGGATTGATAAACTTAAACTAGTGATGTGGACGCTTATAGAGACAGCAAAGAACCCTAAAAGTGTGACTAGGTCAGAACTCAATAAAGCCATAATTAAGAATATAGGCTACTGGCCTGAAACAATAAGGAATGCAAGAAACGCTATGATTCATTTAGGGTGGATTAGGGCAAACAGGAATAAGTATCTAATTCTACGTAATGATGAATGGACTTAAAGAGTAGGGGAGTGAGTGCATATATATGTTCTGGATAAGTAGGGTTTCAAAAAAGAATCACAACCCTACCAATTTAAGTTCAAATACAACAAAATCATAAAGAAACATATATCCCCTTACCATTTGTAACACAACCCTGTTATTTCCCGTCGAAATAACTCCAAAACAAATAATGGGTAAACTCCTTATTTGTATGGGGAGCGGGTAACTTCGTCTTATTATAATGTCCTCGTTATTCGGATGTCTCCCGTTGGAATGTTTATCATTCCTAGGTTTCCATCCTTATTGTGTATATGGGGCTCGCTTCGCTCGCCCCTGTGTGTGGTAAGGGGATATATGTTTCTACAAACAAAGTGGGGGGGCTAATGGCTATACAACTGTTTATTATTAGCTGTAAAACATAGCATTCATTGTTGACTTCTCCTAGATAAAAAAATAACATAAGCGATTCTTATCTCTTTACTTTCCCCCCCCAAGCCAGGTCTTGAAAAGTTTTATTATAGATTTCAACCCAAAACAGAAAACTATATTAACCCCCCCCCCTTCTCTACCCCTTACACTAAAGTAAATTTTAGTGTTAGTCACTTTATTTTGGCTAAAGGGTTGTGTGGATATATATGTATTTCTCTTAGTAGTTAGTAGTCTTTTAGTTTGTTTTTTCTTTTTCTTTTGTGTTACTTTGCTTTTTCTTTTTATATATATATGCACACAAATACAAACATTTATATATATGCACACATTCTCTAACATTATGGATAAGGAATACATAGAAAAAGTAACTTTTGAGCTTTTGAACAGGAAAAATGGTCGTTTAAGGTTAAATAGAGGGTGAAAATGACTAAAGAAAAAAGATTTAAAATTTCAAAAAATTGGGATGTTTCAATATATCATTTTTATGATAATTGGAAAATCACAGATAGATTTACTATGTTTAATGTAAATTTAATTGGTTTTGGGTGGGAAAATTTTGGTAGAGGAAAAATATTAGGTTTTTCAAAAACATATAATATTTATTTTAACTTTTTTGGTATCAATTTTTGTTTTATGAGGGTGAAAAGTGAAAGATAATAAACAAATTAAACCAAAAAAAGAAAAAATTGAACCAAAGTTTGTAATGATGTTGGGAGATAGTAATATAGTAGGTGATTATGATAAAAAAGAAGTAATTTTTAATTATCTTATTAAAGTTAATGCTGAACACGGAAAATTAAAAAAAGCTTTTGAAGATGAAAGAAGCATACACTTTCTTTTGAAAGATTTATTACATATTGAAGAACAAAAAAGTAAGTGTATGAGAGAATATATTGATGGTGGATATTTAAATTTATTAAAAGAAAAATATAAAGGGTGTAAATGACTTGCTCTACCCACTAAAGTAGGTAGTTTCAAAAAACAAAAAGAAAATGGCAAAAACAAAAAAGCAAGAAGGTAAAGATGTATTTGAATACTCTGTTTTCGGAAGCCCTAATCAAAAGATAGGTGACTTCGTACAAACTAAATTGGAGGTGTTTTAAAATGGCAAGAAGAAGTTTTACACGAAGTGTAACTCCTAGAATTAGAATTAATGATGAAATTGCTAA